TTTAAGCGTAAGTTACCAGCATACCATTGATCAATCGTACCAGTTGAAGAAAGAACTGGAATCGAAGATGCGTTTGTTGTTAATGTACCAGCAGTAGATGCGTCAATTAAACCAGTATAGTATGTACCACCGATAACTAAGTGGTTGGCAGCATTACCGAGTGTTTCAGTACCAGCACCGATGTATAATCTGTTACCACCTGAACCACCATATGATGAATACGCTAATTCACCAGCAGCCAGCGTACTTGGATTTCCTGATGTCGCCGATCTTTTAATTCTTATTGTTGATGCCATCTTTTATTCTCCGATTAGAATTCTCCGCCTTCCATATCCTGCGCATCAAGCACAGTGGTAGCAGTCCATTTACTTGTTAATTGTTTGTATACCAATACTGAACCATCAGCTGGCAAGAGAGCGTCGACATCTGTTAATCCTGAAATACCAGCGCTAGATGCAGATAATCCTTGAATACCAACTGCTTGAATTGTTGGTATAGAATTTACATCAATTGCTGCTCTAACCTGTGGATTAGGTAAAACTGTTGCTTTTATATCGCTCATCTTGTAATCTCTGGCGTCAATATTACTAATCCCTCCAGAGCACGAATAACCTGACCTGTTGGGGATGTTAGCTGTATATCGTACAAGTATCTACCTGCGTCAACAGCGAGTGTGTCGGATGGGTTCAACTGAAGCTGAACTTTTCCATTCACGGCATCGTATATAGATGCGTTAAAACTTACAAAGGTTGAAGATTGATATGATTTACGAAACTGAGATTTAACAGTAAAATTTGTTAAATTCATCGGTGTAGTATCTTGATTTGTAAGCGAAATGATACTACTGAAGGTAGTACCTTGATCGATCACTAGATTGCTTATAGTTGCCATTCAAATTCTCCAGCTTTAACTCTTATATTTATAATACTGGAGAGTGCAAGAAAAAACCCTCCGAAGAGGGTTTACTTATTTAAATTGTTTTCCGCTTATCCAACCAACTAAACTATATCTAGTCCCAGTTGTAACTGGAGTCACTCTGTGGCTCGTGTAACTTGGGAAAACAAGAATATCTCCTTGTTTCCTAGATAATTTTTCTGGTTCACAACTATCTAAAATCTCTAAGTCTCCTCCTGTGTAGGAAGTTTCTTCTGTAAGTTGGACAACAATTGACAATTTTCGAATAACACCACCATGCAGTTTATCAACATGAGATCCATAATGTCCAGTTGGAGCTTCATACTCTGTAAATTGCAAAGATTCAGTAAATCCAAAAAGATCAAAATCGAAGTATGTAGAATTTAATCTTAATATAATATCAGTTAATCTTTTATAAACAAACTCAATTTCTGGTGTTGGGTTCAAAAATACAATATTACTATCGCGAACTCCAGTAGTTTTTCCAGTATTTAACTCATCAACAGTTTTTGCTTTATATAAAGAATTGGATTTACCAATTTTAATTATATTTTCGCATTCTTCTTTAGAGAAAACCTCGTTACAATATGCCCATCGTTCAACGCAATCAGTGTAAAAAGACCAAGCAGGAGGAGGATTCATTATATTCATAATATTATCACTTTCTAATTAATTTTAAATTTATGTTGGTAATTCTACCAAATCGTATTGTTGAGTTTGTTCGTTCCAATCCCAAATCTTTCCATCAGTTGGATATGGAATTGGAGGTTCCCATAAACATGTTTCTAGGTTCAAAGACCAAGAAGGAAATGGTTTTGGTCTATAAAAAGCATCTTTTTCTTTATCGTAAGTAAATCCAACTGAAGGGAAATTTTTTCTTAATGCTTTAGATTGATCTGCAGATGCGACTCTAGGATTACTACTAGGATCCCAATGAACGCCACCGTATGTGTTATAAGAACATTGAATCCAGTCTCCTGGGGATGTATCTGTAAAGTGTTCGAAAAAGTCTTCTTCTGCGACCATAACTTGAACAACTTTTCCTTCTAATACTTTTGCGTAATGTGCCATAATTTTTCCTTATGCCGTAAATGTTCCAGAAGAAGTAAATGTATGGACTGTATAACCACCGCCAGTTGTAACAGTTCCACCACTAGCCTTCGGCGATCCGCTGTAACGAATAAGTACAACACCAGATCCACCATTGGCGTTTGCGCCAGTTGATGTATATTGAGATCCGCCTCCGCCTCCGCCAGTGTTTGCCGCTGCAGCAGTGCCGTCGCCACCAGAAGTTCCGGAACCACCTCCGCCTGGACCGCCTGGACCGCCCACACCACCACTCTGTATATTACCGCCACCGCCACCTGCGTAGTATGTTGAAGATCCACTAATTGAATACGCCAAGCCAGTACCGCCAGTACCGCCATCACTGCCGTCACCACTACCACCAGATCCACCTGCACCACCACCACCACCGCCTGGGAATCCTGGAGCATTGTTACCCCAATATCCACCTGGATTTCCTTGTCCAGAAGTGCCAGATCCACCAATGGATACTCGACCACCACCACCACCAGATCCTCCTGCGCGACCAGGAATACTGTTACCACCAGAACCGCCACCGCCACCGCCAGTGGAAACATATGATGGTGTAAATGATGAGTTGGACCCATCGTAACCAGTACCAGTTACAGATGTGTAAGGACCACCAGACCAAGCACCACCTGCGCCAACAACAACAGAATATGTTGTTCCACCATAAACTGTTAAAGCAGAACCATTTGGGCTCTTTGGAGTTTCGGCTCCATAATAAGTAAGACCTCCAGCACCTCCACCACCACCAGAGTGCAGACCGCCACCGCCACCTCCAGCTACAATCAATACTTCAATGTTATATGGAGAACCTTGATTAAAAAAGATCCAGCCAGCACTAATACTGTCATACCATTCAGGTTTACCAACAGTAGTATTAAATCGAATCATTCCAGAAGTTGGTGTCCCAGGTCTATCTGTAGTGTTATTACCTTGAGGTAAGGTAAGAGCCTGTTGCCCCAATATTGAGCCATTATTTGCCATTAATTAATCTCCTTTAACTTCTCTATTTCGTTATTTAGTTCTTTAATCGCTTCGATCAAAAGTGGAACAATTTTCTCATATTGAACTGTTTTATAATTTTCTCCAGAACGAGAAATTTCCGACTCTTCAAATCTTATAATATCAAATGGTGCAGGTTTTACTGCCTCGGGAAGAACTTTCTCTATATCCGAAGCCAATACACCAACCTGAGATTCTTTATTTTTAAACCCAAAAGACTCTGCTAATTGGTTTGCGTTATAAGTTACGCCACGGAGTGTCATAACTTTTTCGAGAGCATTTTGAATTGGCTTAATATTTTCTTTTAATCTCTCATCTGAATAATATGATGTAATTTGATTGCTTGCGCGAATTTCTCCAGCAGTCCCAGATGCTAAAGTTCCAACTCCTAGTGATCCATGTTGAACATTTGAAGAAGCAGCAAGATCTTGTGGTCCAGAAAGAGTAATAGAACCAGAACCATTTGAAACATAAACTTGGTTTACGGTTCCAGTTATATTTGCTAGTGTGTAAGCACCACTGCTGTTACCAACCAATAATTGACCATTAATGGGAGAAGATGATATTCCAGTTCCACCTGATGCAGTGGCTAATGGTGTTGTTAAAGTAACAGAACCGCCAGTAATGGAAACATTATTGGCATTTTGCGTTGCGATTGTTCCTAGTCCAAGATTTGTTCTAGCAGTAGATGCGCTTGCCACATCGCTAAGATTATTACCAACTTCCAACTTGTTTACAGCCAAACTGATAAAATTGTTATCAATTTGCGAACTGGACAATGGTGCTCCATTCACAGATGGAGCATATGTAGCGTTTGTATTAACTCTTGTTGAAAGTGCTGTGGTCATCAGGGCATCCTAGTCAGATCTTAGATATTTATTATTTAGGGTATCCAATACCATCAGAAATCGCCTTCCAGCTACTCTGTGGAAACAGATTAAAGTTATACTGTTTTTTAGATAAAGTTAGCGTATCTTTAAGTTTATTTGGCATACTATTATTTATTGTGAAACTAGACCAAAATTTAGTGTCTTTTCTATGTGTCATATAATGGAAGTATAAGAAAGATAGTATATCTTCATTAATTTCCCTTACATCGTTGTTTATTTTATCCTTGGCATTCTCTTTACCAAACTGCTCAACAAACATCTTAAGGGTCAAAACCTGAGCCCAAATAGAGGTAGCTTCCAATGGTTCAATAAATCCCGAGGATAATCCAACAGCCAGACAATTATTGTTCCATACAGTTTTGTAGGATCCAGCTGTAAAATTAAAAGTTTTTGGGCTTGTAAAATCTTGACCCAAATAATCTCGTATTTCCTGTTTTGCTTCTTCATCAGTAGTTAAGTTCGAATCAAAAACATATCCACATCCATAACGACCATTAACTGGAATCTTCCAGATCCAACCATATTTCATTGCCACAGATTCAGTATAATCTGGTATGTTCTTACCATCATTTGGAAGAAAGAACGGAATTGCTCTTTTACATGGCATTGAGTAAGTTTCCCACTCAGCACCAAGAACTTCCCCAATCAATACTCGTTTAAATCCAGAGCAATCAAAAAAGAAATCTCCACTAATTGGACCAGAGGGAGTTACAAGTGTTGTAATATTTCCACCATCCGATAGAACTTTTATGACTTCGTCATCGATTAAAGTTACACCTCGTTTAATTGCAACTTCTTGTAAATATTTTGCCAGTAAAGAAGCATCAAAGTGTAAAGCATAATTGTCGTTCCAGAAATTGTGGAAGAAATATTCTCCATCTCCATTCCAATTTGTAAACTTAATTCCTGTTTTTAATGTTGCTTTACAGTTTGATACTAATTCTGTTTCCTTGATATCAACTTCTTTTAGATACTCCATAAATGCTGGAGTTGTTCCTTCACCAGCACCAAGTATTCCCATTTCTGAACTCGCAACAACAGTTACTGAATCCTTTGGAAATTTCTTGTTTATATAAAGAGCTGTCAACCAACCAGCAGTTCCACCACCTAAAATAACAAATTTCATTTAAAATATGTAGAGATTGCTATTGACAATCTCATCTCCTGACTTAAATTTGATTCAACAGAGTGAATAACATATCCTGGAAAAATCAAAAGCATTCCTGGAACTGGAGTAATTTTATGGTATGGTCTATAAGACTGCCAAGAAATATCCGTTCTTGCTTGCGGATCTTGCCAAAGTATAGAACCTCTTGGATCGTGTAATAAAATATCACCAGATTTTTCTGGCACCTTTACATAATAAACAACAGACAGCATACACTCAGGATGATGATGTGGACTGTTATTTCCTCCTGGCATCGTAGGGTTTTGACGAGCTGATAATGTAAAATGTTTTGTCAAATTGCATTCTTCTGCAACTTGTTGTATGTATGGTAATACAATATCTTTTAATTTTGGTGCAATTTTAAAATAATCAGAACCCTGTTTATAGTGTGGTGCCAATGCCAATAATTCATGATTTAACATTTTATAATCAGGTATAATAGTATTCCAAACAGGAGTAGAAAATAAACTCTGCTTATTCATAAATCGACATAGCAATAGAAAGTCTTAACGAGTCGCTGTAATTTGGTTCAACAGAATGAATCAAATAACTTGGAAACATAACAAGAAGTCCTGGCTTAGGAGTTACTCTATGATATGTTCTTTGCGTTTTACCATTAGAATCATTTACAGCATTTAAATCTGGCCAATCAGTTCCACCTCTTGGATCGTGGAATAATATATCTCCACAATTTGGTTCAGCTTTTACATAATAGACAGCTATCATCTTTGGACCCTGATGGTAGTGTGGTGTATCTAATTCTTTCGGGAATATTGGTCTTTGAATTCCATGTATTCCAGTTGGTTTATTTCTCCAACGATACTGTATAGAAATGTCATCACAGAGTTGTTTCATCTTCATTTTCAATTTTAAAACATTTTCAGTTTGAAGATCGAAATAATTACCACCCTGATACACAATGCCCTCTCGTTCAAGAGCATCATTGTCTAATAATCCAGCTAAATCAAGAACCCACAATGGAGTTCCAAACATTATATTATTCATTGCTCGCTGCGATAGTTTCCTGTAGTTGATTGACAGCCCACTGATGTTCGCTTTCTATATTGTATATCGTTTCAGTTATAGCAAAAGACACATTGTAATTTTTTACATTCGGCGCAATTTTAGAATTTACTTCAATATTTGCAACAACCATTAATGGTCTGACGGAATTTAAACTTTCTTTCAAATTCTCATCAAGAATCTCTTCAATCTGAATATCATTTACTTTATCTAATGTCTGAAGTTTAGAAACCAATAGACCCAGCATTTCATCGTGTGGACCTATTCCAACAATAGTTGGTTGATCATGAGCCAATAAAACTAAATCCATTTGTGGTGGGCGAACATAGTAAATTGTTTTTCCACGATTATAGAAAGGGCTGTGCCCAGCAATTAATGACTGGCTTCCAGCCATATCTGGACAAGGGCAATCAAATAAGTGTTCAAATGGTAATTGTTTATAGGAGTTCTCGTCAATAATTTCTGTTGGAACTAAAAATGCCATTCCAACAGTTTCTCCATTCTTTCCACGATTTCCCTTAACGACATAATCCAAATATACGCAATCTTTAGTTTGAACTTGATCTAACAAATAATGTGGTGGATCAAGAACATCAACAGAAACAATATAATCAAGTTGTTTTGCTGCGTCTAAAACTTTTTGTAAATCTGGTGTAATTGTTGCCATTTTATGCCTCTATTTTTGACTTTCCATATACCTCAACATCGTCAATTTTACCAACAACTTCAGCAACCACTTTAATAGGTATAATTTTTTTCTTTTGTTTTTCTTCGTGTTTAAATTGTGTTCCCCAAATATCTTGACGATCTAATGGGAGAACATCATTTTTAATTAAAACTGGAACATAACCATTCGTCATTTTCTCAAACCCTAACGCAAACAATGCGATGTTATCTGAAAATGCGTTATCGCAAGTATGTTCCCAAAGTTCACCATCAAGGAACATACAAGATCCTTTACAGATATGAAGTACAGGACAGCTGGAACATTCTTTTCTGTTCATCCAATGAGTTGCTGTTTTAATCGCAACATTATCATAATCTTCAAGCGAGCCACCTAAGTGAGATTCGCCATTCATTCCAATTTCAACTGCCGACACATTCTGGCAGGTCATAACATTACCACGAAGGTCAACTGCCAATGTTCCTTCTTCGTCCATACCACATTTCTGACCAACGAATTTAGATTCTCTATGCATCAGAACTGAATTTGAAAACTGATCAATCTTTTGAATGATCATACCAAATCCAATATTACCTTTGTTTGCGTAAATATCATTAAATGCTAATTTTCTAAAATTGAAATGTTCAGATTTCGTATTTAATGAATTTTCTTTCGCATCGTAGTCGTAGGAATCAACAATAGTTCCCTCGCCAAGTGGAACATTTGGGTCTCCAGTAAAATTGATAAACCAATCGTGAATTGCTTTACGACTTTGGTTCTTAGCATTTAACATAGAATTGAAACTAATTCTATTGTCTTTTCGCATAATTTTGTAAAAATCTAAAACAACTTTCTTTTGATTTGGATCTTCGAATGGATCTGGACCACGAACTGGTTGTCCTGGACCATCATGAGAAATCGCAACGGAGAATCCCATATAATATAACCAAGCACATATTTCTTTGGTTAGAATTGATCCATTGGTGATAACACTAAATCTTGGTTCATTTTTCCAATGCGAGAATTTTTCTCTCAATGCTTCTGCCAAAGGTTTTAATGTTTTCCAGTAAACGAAAGGTTCACCACCCCAAAACTCAATCTTTAATCCTGCTTCTTCAGAGAAATTTAAAACATCAAGTTTTTCCAAGAAAGCATCAATGTCTTTCTTGTTTGTTTCTGGTGCTCTTTCAACGAATTTCTGAGAGCAATAATCACAAGTATAATTGCAAGATAAACCAAGTTGAATTTTCAACAGGGTAATATCTTTAGATTTTTTAATTGGATTGTGTTTATCAAAAGGAACAACTTCTTTTCTTGTTTCTTTTGTTACCTGATCTTTTGGATATTCTATTACGATTCCATCTTCAGTGGATAGTGTGTTAAACACATTTTCATAATAGAAAATCTTTTTATCATTGTCGCCAATACGCTCAGCATGAATTTCAAATATCATAATATTCCTAAGTTAAATTACCAGCAGGCACAGTCACATACGAAGCAGTTGCAGTTACATGCGCAATTACAGTTATAAGATTGGTCAGTATTTTGTGTACAGTTATAAGTTGGATTGCAGTTGCAATTTCCTTGAAGGTATGCTTGCGAATCGCAGTTTTGACAGTTAATCGCATTACAGTTTGAACAATTTGAACACTGAATATTTCCAGAACTCAACGAAGCAGTACAATTTCCGTTGTTACAGTTTCCTTGATTATTACTTTGATACCATGCTCTGTTATACCAATCGCCGAAATCAGTAGTTCCGTCTTTATCGTTTGCTTTAATCCAATCAATACCAGTTTGCGTGGTTGTTCCACGACCAGTTTCGTTGTTTATGTCGCTGATTGCTAATGGTCCAGAAGATGGTAGGGTCATTTTTTGCTCTTTTAGTATTATCTACACTGCTATTTATAATCCAACCAGTTGTTTATATTCTGACATTTTCTGTCTGTTCATAGAGGGAATATCATATTTGTTTATAATCTGTTCCTCGGTTAGACTGTAAATATCTTCCAGAACCACTCCTGTGGATAAAGCTGCAGGAATATAGAATCCAGAAATCTTATTCATTGGCTTCCTCAGATCCATAAACTTATTGGCAATATCAAGACACATGCGGTAATTTAGTTTTTGCGATTTTAGATCCCAGTCGTATGCATATGTTTTGTCAAATTCATATCCATAGATTTCTGGATTCATACTAAATTCTGAACCATATTTGGCTATTGGATCTTCCTTGCCATAATTAAACATCATAAGTGGGTAGAACAAAATAGATTGTAGAGGATTATCTTCCTCGATTGTCCACATAAGAAGCTCGTTAAAATATGGTAAAGTGTCATAGGGAAGTCCTAAAATGAATCCAGCTTCCATGTTTACTTTGTTTTTCCACTTTTCTCGTAGCCAATACAATCTGTCTTTTATTTTATTTGGATGTAATCCTTTACCAATGGCTTTGGCAGATTCTGGATGCATTGTTTCTAGACCAAAGAAGTTACCAATTAAACCCATTTCGGTAAGCAAATCTGCCTGATGTGGAAACTTGTTTATCAGGTCTATTCTAAGATAACATGAAAATTTTGGTTTGAAAGGAAGTGAAGTAAACAGGTTATAAAGAATCTCAAGTTTTTCATTATCATCATTAAATGTATCATCAGTAAAAGAATATGTATCTGTTCCATGGGTTTCCCATGTTTGTATTAACTCATCTCTTACTTGTTGTAAATCTCTAACATATGTTCCTTTCTTTTTACCTGTTAAAGCGTAGGAACAGAATTTACATTTAAAAATACAACCACGACCAAGTTCAATTGGTAGAGCTTCGTTTGGTAAAATCTTATGTTTCCACCAACGAGTAGGAATATTTTTTACATCAGGTTCAGGAAATTTTGTTGAATCTACAACTCTGTTATATAAAGATGTTTGTGGTTTAGACAAATGTTCAACAAGATTTGGATTAGTTGGTTTACCAGCAATATAATTTGTAAGTTCTACAGTAGAGTTATCTGCATATCCTAAAACATAATAATCTATGTTGTGGTCTTTAATAAACCATGGAGTTCTTGCACCACCAAAGATTAACTTGGCTTTACTATTTTTTCTGACAAAATCAAATATCTGTTCAACCTCAGAATATTCTCCAGTATAGTACATATCTTCAACATTATTGTTACCTCGTGAATCGGTAACTCTATCATTGAAGGATTGATTTGGTCTGTTTTGTTGCCAAAAAAATGTTGAAGAAAATCCAACCCAAAGAGTGTCTTCGCCGACATGTTGTTTTAAAACTTCTAGGATTTCTTCAATGGTAAACTTGTTTATATAATCTAAAACGAATGTTGTATACCCTGCGTCTTCTAAAGATGCAGAGATTCTATATGGACCGAGCGATCTATAAACAATACAACGATCTTCAGGATTCCATGTTCCACCAGATAATATAATACAATTAGACAATATAGTTTCCTTCAAACACTAAACATATCCTTGGAATATCACTATTATGTATCGTTACAGCATGGGGTATGTTTGGTGAATGAATTACTAATCTGCCTGTTCTTGAATATACTGTTGTAATTCTAGATTCATCATAATCATAGTAATGACTATTAAAACTGCCATCATCAACGAATACAAGATTAGCGCAATCTGCTGCAGCTTGAACATAAAATACAGCAACGAAATCAGGTTTTCTATCTCCAAACATTGGATAGGTATGAGCATGAACTAAACCCTCACTACCCTTAAACATTTTATTACACCAAGACTTTGAATATTTTACGGATTTTGCTTCAGGATTTGTTGTTAGAAGTTGCTGTGTTATCCACTGAATTAATCCAGTAGTTCCTGGCATAGTAATCAAATCTGACCATTCATTACCAACTGAAGTCAACACTTCTCCATAGGCTGAGTCATACTCACCACCTTGAGTTCTGTTTTGGACTTGGGGGAGATCTAGTAGTAGATTTATACTAGAATTTAAAACACTGTTCTGATATAGCGATGCGTCGTCGCAGTCAACAATATGTAACATAATAAAACCTTCAAATTATTTTAATGCTTGGATTTCAGCTCTTAATTCTTTGATTGCTTCAATTACTAATGGTAACACACGAGCATAATCAACTGTTAGATAATCTTGCCCAACTGCTGCTGGATGAACAACCTCAGGAAGAACTGCTTGTGCTGCCTGAGCAGAAATACCAACTTCTCGTTTTGCTGTATATCCAAGAGATTGAGCCAATTCGTTCGCTTGGAAATAGAAACCTTCCAAAGAGCAAATTTTGTCAAGAGCATTTTCAATTTTACCAAGTTTATCTTTAAGACGATCATCAGAGTAGTAACCAGTAATGTTACCTTGCGCAGTGATACTACCTGATGATGTGATATTGCCAGTAACAATACCAGCAGCAATAAGAGCATTTGAAACAGTTACGGAATTAAATGTTCCTGCGCCTGTTGTAGTTATAGATCCTAGTGTAACAGATGCTGATGTGGAAATATCAATTGTTGGATTTCCTGAAACGCCATTTCCGTTGCTAATAGAAAGACCATTAGAACCAACAGTAATTGTTCTTTGAGTAACACCAGATCCAGTTCTAACATAAAATCCTGTCGAACTGTTCGCTGCAGCAAGGTTTGTCAATTCACTACTGTAAGGTTGAACATCACTACCAAGTTGTAATCCAAGATTTGCTCTTGCTTGCTGCGCTGTTGTTGCTCCAGTACCACCTGATGCGATCGCCAGTGCTGTTGTTAAAGAGATAGATCCACCAGTTATAGAAACATTATTAGCATTTTGTGTCGCGATTGTTCCTAAACCAAGATTTGTTCTAGCAGTATTAGCATCGCCACCACCAGTTCCGCCATTAGTAACAGCGACAATTCCATTAACATTACTAGCATTACCAATAACAGTTCCAGTTAAAGTTCCTGCAATATTTGTAATCGTTGCGTTAGTTGCTAAAACTCCAGTAGAGTGTAATGTTCCAACGAAAATGTCAGCATTTGAATCTCTAACGACAACTGTTGATGCGGTAGATGTCTGTGATGGAACAAAAGTTCTAATGGTATCAGCATCAAGACCAGAACCAGAACCATCAACTGTAATAAGTTTGGCCAAAACATCAGCTGCAGTGTATGATGCTGCAGGTAAAGCAGCATTAACTTGTGTATTAAGGTTACTGAAATTGTTATCTACCTCTGTATTTGTCAGAGGAGATCCCTTAACGCTTCGTAATGTAATTTGTGCCATTAATCTTCCTTGGATTTAACAAGAAGCTGTAGCAACTTCTTGATTTCTGCCATATCTTCTTTTAAGATATTTATGTCGTCAGTATTTTGTTCTACTTGAGATTTACCTTCAAGTAATTTATTCTTCGTTTTCATATAATTTAAATACGCAACTTTATCTGTATTGACAATTGCGTTGGATCTTATATCTCTAACAAGAGAAGGATTTCCCTCAACTTTTACAAAATTAACCATTATGATGTAGCAACAATTCTTAAATCTTTAACAGTTGTTGGAGCTGCCATATTTGTAGCAGTAAATACAATCTTAACTGTAAAGGAATCGAACGGAGCGCTGTTATGTAGAGTCCAACTAATGTCAGTATATGTATTATCGCCAAGTTGAACATCTGGAACTGGTGTATCTGGAGACATTAAAGTATATGGAATAGTGTTATATGCTGCCTGAGAAGCACCAGCTGGGTTTGCTTTATAGTAAACAGCAACAGTTGAATTTGCTGGAGAGTTTACGGATAAAGTTACTTTCAGTGTAGTAGCTGGAGCGTTCAACATAACTTGTTTTGTTACATATTTACTCAAAGTAGAGCTACCCACTGGAGCAATTTCATCAACATACGCATTTAACAAGTTAATAGAAACGCTATCTCCAGCAGATTGAGCAGTAAATGTTCCATTTAATGTAACACTTGAACCATCTGCAGCTACAGCAGTAATTAAATACGAACCATTATTGCTAGTATTTGTAGTAACACCAGAAATTGTCAAATATTTACCAACAACTAAGTTCTGGAAAATACCCTTAACAGTTGAGTTAGAAGTAATTAATCCAGTAGTTGAGAACCCAACAGTAGTATTAGTTTGGATAATACTAATAGAGTCAATACCAGACTGGTTATATCCATTAGTGATACCAGCAGCGCCACCGAGAGGTTGATTCAAAACATTACCAATAGCAATCAAACTTAAACGAGATGTGTCAAGAACTGGAGACAACGATGGATTTGATGTTGTCATAATGCAAGTCATTTGTAATGATTTGTTTCCAGACAATACACTGTTTTCGTTCTGTTGAGAAGCTACCATTCTTGGAGCTTGAAAATAGTTTGTGTCGTTAATAACAACAGGATTATATACTGTATAACTATTTCCGTTGATTGTTAAATTATTGGTGCTAGTATCAGAAACATATGCAGATTCTGAACCATTAATAGATTGACCAGTAATAGTTTTAACAAAGAAGTTAGAAGTTGTATTTGGGAATGTTTGAACATTAACGCTTGGCTGTAAAGCATTGAACGCTACATGTCCATTTGCAGTGGCAGTAGTTCCACCAAAGTAACCAAATGTTTTACCAGTTGTAGTAGTATTAATTACATAAGTGTTTTGATCAACAACTACAGCAACAGTATTAGACTTATAAACTTCAGTAACTGGAATACCACCGATAGAAGGAGCAATATTATATGCTACGCTAGTTACTGTCGCAGCTGCATTAGTTACTAATGTTAAAGATGTATCACTGGTAACAGAAGCAACTACACCAATGTAAGTGTTATTTGGACCATAAAGAACATCACCTTGACCAATAGTTCCTGAACCAATATCTGTAGTAAATTTAGTTCCAGAACCAGTAACAGTTGCGCTACTTGTTGTAGTAGTAATTGTTCCACCACTTGCTGCTACAGTACCATATTGTAAAGAAGATATATTACCTAATGTAACACTAGATCCTGTTGGCAATCCATGGTTATAGTGTGTAACTTTAACTTTAGCTGAACCAGTATTTGTTTCGAATGGGTTTCTTGGTAATGTTGTAATTGGCAACATGTCGTTTACGAAAGAAATATTAGCCACTTTAGTTGTGTCGAACTGAGCATAGTAGATGTTAAACATCAAGTCTTCATCTTGCGACGCAGTCCAAGTAGATCCATTTTGTGATTTAAACAGAACACCATTGTATGGTTGGGCAGAAATAGTACGACTGGATCCTGGGATTGTATCTCCCATTTGAGCGCACCATGCTTTGTATCCGTTAGAATCTGAAGCCACAACTAATGCGTAAGATGTTGCATCATTTACATAAACTGGAGATGGGAAAGTAAATCTAGTTGGTGTGTCGTAACTAGGAGCAATAGTTCCGTCTGGTAATGTAACAGTGTTAGATGAAATATTAACTTGTTCAGGATTCAATGTGACTTGAGAGAATGGTAGAATATTAATACCTGGATATCCATTAACTACTTCACGAATCTCAATATGAACAGGAATGCTACGATCTTTAGATGCGAAGAAAATATCAACACCAGTCAAGAAAGCTCCACCTGGATTACTAATTAGGAAAGTTTCTGCCAATGGGTCATACCAACCAGTATCAGAAACAACACGCTGTGATGTTTGAGTAATAGTTTGGTTTTGAGTTACTTGAGTTTGAACAAGTTGAGCATTTTGAACAGCATTGTATGTTGCTTGTTTAGTTTGTAAAATACCTTGAGCATTATA